GGGTCCTACTTCGACTTGTCCTTTGATTTCTCCGCTTACGTTTTTGTTCTTCTGTTTTTCGGTGCTGTAGCTCCTTTCGTTGTTGCCTCCGCTTGCACCGCTGGTGAGGTTGTCTACTGTTTTTGCGCTCGTTTTTGACACATTGTTCATGATCTGTTCCATTTGGTCTGCTTGTGTCCAGTTGCCGTATTGTTTCGCCGTGTTGATCGTTTGCATGGCGTTGTTGAGGAACTGTGATGTGTTGTTGCCGTAGTCGTACATACTCTGCATTGTTGCTGTGTGTGCTGATGGAGTAGACAGTGCGCTCGTGTGGCTGAAGTTCTGTCCTTCTGCACTTCCGTATCCTCCACTTGGTGTTGATGCTCCTCCGTGCAGTGCTGCCAGAATCGGGTTAAGTCCTGCTGCTTCCAGGTCTTTTACGGCTCTTTGGTAGCTTGTATTTGACATTTCTTCTTGCCAGTCTCTTTGCTTCTGTGCTTCTGCGCTTGAGTATTTTTTTGCGGCTGCCTGGCTTGCCATTGTCATTGCATTGGCTGCTAGGTTTGAGCCCAGGTTTAGCAGATTTCCCAGTTTCCACTGTGCGTTTTGCAGATCGTTTGCCGTTGTTGCACTTCCCTGGTTAAAAGCTGCTGCTGCTCCGCTGTTGTTGCCTGTTGGTGTTCCCAATGCTCCGTGTAGCAGGTTTGCAATTCCCTGGATGCTGCCCATTTGTTCGTTGCTTCCGGTGCTTGTTCCGGTTGTCGTTGTGCTCCCGGTTGTCGTTGTGCTTCCGGTGCTGTTTTGTATGTTTTGGTTCCATCCTCCTTGGCTCCATGCGCTGGATGTGTTTCCCAGTTTGTTGATGATGCTACTTCCGAGGCTTCCGGCTGCTCCGATTCCTGCCGTGATGGCTGGCATCCATTCTAGTAGTGCCATTCATTTTTCCTCCTTAGATTGTATCAAGGCCTGGAATGCTGTAGATCGGCATCGCTCTGGTCCATGTCTGGTCGTAGTACAGGTTTACTAGGAACTGGTGGCTTCTTCCCGATTTTACTGCGATTGTCCGGTCGATGTTGCTGGTTCCTTCTTCAATCCATTTACTGGACAGTGTCGGTAGTGTGTTGTATTTGTCTGCATAGTGCCATGCATCTAGCGTCTGTGCATACGTGCTTCGCATTTCGCCGGTGATTTGGTTTTTGGCGTACCTGTAATCGGCCCAGGCTTCCTGGTAGCCAAATACTTCCTCATCTTTGCTGTTGCCTTGTGCATAGATTTCTTGATTTAATACGGCCTGTTCGCCTAAATTTGCCAGCATGGGATCGTAGTAGCTGAATCTGGTGCTTCTCGTCCACATTCTGCTTAGGCCCTGTTGGTAGCTGTGATCTACTCGGATTGCTGCCAGACCGATGATAAATCCGTGTTCTGTGGCGCTGTAATTTGCCATTTTTCGGCTCATTGTGGTCATGCTGTATGCGCCTGCGTTGCCCTGCGGCGAGGTATCGTTACTGCTGCTCGTCTGAATGACCTGATTTACGTTGATCGGCAGTCTGTAACCTCCGATATATTCGCTTCGGTCGAGCCGTGCGTCTGGACTTGTCACGCCCCAAGCCCCGCTCAGGATTTCCTTGTACCTCGTGCCGGTTCGCGCGTCTCGTTCCAGGATGTGCTGGACTGCGATTGCGTTTCGTAATTCGTTAATTGTAATTGCCGTTGCTGTGTCGGCGTTCACGTTTAGGCCGCTTGTGTCGATGCTTAGGCCGCTGGTGTCTGGAACTAGTGTTGGGTGTTTTGCTCCTATTGTTCCTTCATTTCCGTAAAGGGCGGCATTTCCGTCGACATTCAGAAAATTCAAGGTATTGTTTATGCTTTGCCTTTCTTCTTTATTCCAGGCTACTTTCATCGTTCCTTTGAGTGCTGCGGTTCCTTGAAGTGCTATGCTTCCTGCTATGTTGATGCCTACAGGATTGCCTTTTTGCGGTGCCGGTGTGCAGCTGGAGAAGTAGTCTTTGAATCGTGCTACTTTCAGAGGCATGCCGCCTTTTTCTGCGTCACTGGGGTCTGTGCCGTTGTTGCTGCCCGCGGTCGTTGCGTCGCTTTTGCTCATTGTCACTGGCTGTTGTAAGTTTTCATCTCTAAACCACTCATTCCAGCTTTTGCTGTATGCCCTGAACGGCAGGCTGTTTACCTTCAGTCCTTCCACACCGGTTGGGATGCCCATATAGTCTGCGATGGTTCCGACTTTCCAGCCTCCTGCCGGTGCGGTTGTCACTGGTGTGGTGTACTCCGTTTCTTCTGCCCAGAATGTTTTGTCGTTCTGGCCCATCAGGTTTTCAAAGTGTTCCCACAGCAGGCGCGCCGGTACGAAAAAGAAAAAGTAATCCATATATGCGTTATCCATGACCGGGAAGAGCGGAGTATTCATGCGTACCAGTGCCCGTACGTCGATGCTTGCTGTGTCTGCCGGTAAGACTTCATCTACATAGATCGGCACCAAGTCGCCTTCATTGATCGTCGTTAAAAGTGTGAAGTCTCTTTTGAAACGCGCTCGTCTGATTTCTGCACGTGGCACTTGTGCATAGTGTTGTTCTGCGTTTCGGTTCATTCTTTTTCCTCCTCTTTTGTTGATACTGCTGTATCAGGCTGTTGTGCTGCAGCATCATTTTTCGGCATAATGCCCATTTTTTTGAGCCATTCTTCTTCTCCTGCAGTTGCTGCCCACGTCGTGAAGTTCATGCCGAATTTTGCTCGCACTTCTAGCGGCAGTGCATCGAACTTTTCTCGCTGCTCGTTCATCATGTTTAGATATTCTGTGTAGGTTTGCGGCAGTTTTGTGGTGTCGATGTAGTAGCCAGGCATTGCTAAAACACTTTCGTCTCCTGCTGCGTATCGGCTCAAGATCGCCATTACGTCGCATTCGTCCCTGTAGCTCTGGATTTTCTCATAAGTGTTTACTTCGCCTACTTTTTCCAGATAGGGTTCCCCTTTTTCGTCATAGCGTTCTTTATATTCCGGTTCCATGATGTTGCCCGGTTCTGTTGGTCGTGCTTCAGGTTTTTCTTCTTCGTAAGGTTTGAAGATTTTAACCATTTTTGGCTTCCTCCAGATTGAATTCGATTTTAGGCTGTTCCGGTTTGATTTCGCCGGTTTCGGTGTCGTACTGGCCCAGGCGGTAAACCTTTTTGTCGTCACAGTCTTTCTTTTCCATTTCGTCTGCCATCCATTTGCAGGTTCGCTGGATGACTTTTTCGTTGATCACCATCAGATTGCCGAAATTCCCTGCCAGTTCGTCGCGGATAGAATAAATTCCCAGAATCATTGTTGTTCTCCTTTTTTTGTTGATATTGCTGTATCAGGTTGTTGTGCTGCAGCATTATTTTTCGGCATAATGCCCATTTTACAGGCGGATGCCGCCTCGGCTCGGTTTCGGGTTAACGTTGATTTTCTTTGTCTTTTTTGCCGTGTTCGTGAAAACACGCTTGTCGGTTTTCGGATTTACGGTGCTTCTGTGTGCCATAGTCTTACCTCACTTGTTTTCTTTGTTGTCGAAGATTGCGTGATAGATCTCGTCCAGCATTGCCATGATCTTCTTCAGCATATCCATGATCTGCTTGATATCTGCCATTTACTCCACCCCCTTTCTGTACCGTTCGTTACTTCGCACATCTACATGTACGAAGTTGGTATATCTGATGACGCCGCCAGCATCTCCCAATGCTTTGCTTGCGTACTCAGCCACTTCTTTGCTGGTATGGTTTTTGACCTGAATGTCAGCTGCCATACCTTTCATATGATAACTTAGCGGTCGGCCGCCGACCGCTTTGTTGTGTGCCGGTGTTCTGTATGCGCTGGTGATCGTCACCGGTGCGTTGAAGTGTACACGGATGATTTCCAGCACCTTTACCAGTGCTTTTGCAATGATGATAGGTTCGCTGCCGTCTTTGCAGGCATATTCTCTGTACTTAAAGTGCGTTGATACGTTGTTTTTACCATCTTCGGTTCTGGTTGTCACAATCATCTCTCTGGTTTCTGCCATTTTTATCACCTCTGGTTGTATTTTAGCATAAAAAAAAAAACGTCAAGCTG